TCTGCTCCTGAAGCATTTGTTGAAGGTATTATGGAAGGGGTTGAGTGGATTATGGGTGCAAATGGGGTCTTAACTGCAATACAGGCAGAAGATTTTCAAAAAACACTAAAATCTGCACGACTAAATAAATTAGAAGAAACTAAGTTAAATCTATGGAAAAGGTTCGTTGAGAGTCTATAACATATAAATAAAATAGAATAGATTAAATATAATCTAAAACAGGAGAAAAAAATGGCAGAGTTAGAAAATAACCTAGAAACTACGGAAGTAGTTGAGACTATGGAAGAAGGTGTTCAACCTGATTCTAAGTCAGAAAAAGGTGATAATAAACCAGTCAAACAAGGTTCATCAGATGCTGCGACTATTGGTCAAGGCAAAGTTGAAGTCGTCAAACCTGAAGAAAATCCTGTTGACAAAGCAGTAGCATCTATCAAGAAAGCTGAGACTGCACCTTCAAACGAAGGTGATGCTCAGAAGAAAAATGCTGGAAAAGCTGAAAAAGCAGAGAAGTTAAAAGAAGATGAGAAAGAGTCTAAAAAAGACGAAGTCAAATCTACTAAGATGGAATCTATTAAAGCTATCGTCAACAACATGAAGGAAATGACTAAGGAAGAAATCTCATCTGTACTGAGAACAGTATCAGAAGAAGAGGTTGACGAAAGTTTGACTAAAGCTGAAACAGCAAGAAAAGTAGTAGAGTCTTTAAAGTCTATGGACGAAGAAGCAGTTGCTAAAGTTCTTGAAGGTTTTAAGAAAGAAGAAGATAAAAAGGAAGTTGAAGAATCTTCAATTGAAGAAGAATTGACTGCAGACCTAGAGTCTTCTCTTGTTGAAATTGAAATAGATGACGACCTATCAGCAATCTCAGAAGCATTAGAACTTTCAGAAGAAAATGCTGAGAAAGCAAAAACAATATTTAAAGCTGCAGTGACTTCAAAAGTTGCAGAAATTAAAGAATCTCTTGATGCTCAGTATCAAGCAGAATTAAAAACCACAGTTGAGACTGTTAAAGCTGACCTTGCGGAAGGCGTTGATAAATACTTAACATATTGTGCAGAAGAGTGGACGAAAGAAAACGAACTTGCAATTGAACGTGGTTTGAGGTCAGAAATGACAGAAAACTTCATCGAAGGTTTGAAAACATTGTTCGTAGAACATTATGTTGACGTTCCTGAAGATAAGTATGATGTTATCGATGAACTCGCAAATCGTCTCGATGAGATGGAATCTAAACTCGACAGTGAGGTCTCTAGAAATATGGACATCGTTGAAGAATTAGAAACTCTTAAGAGAAGTAATGTGATATCAGAAGCGTCGAAAGACTTGACTGATTCACAAAAAGAGAAGTTATCCTCACTTGCAGAAGGTGTTGAGTACAAAACTGAAGAAGATTTCGCTGAGAAAATTTCTGAAGTAAAGAATGCGTACTTCCCTGCTGAAGGTGAAAAGATAACTGAAGAGACTCTAGTTGTTGAAGGTGCTAACGAATTTGAGGTTGAAAAATCTGAAGTTGTGTTAGACCCATCAATGTCTAGATATACTCAAGCAATCAAAAAACTTCAACCATTAGGTTAAGTTTTAATTTAAAGGAAAAATAAAATGTTTTTATCAGAAAACTTACAAGAAAAGTGGGCACCGATTCTAGAACACGCAGATTTACCAAAAATCAGCGACAACTACAAACGTGCGGTCACAGCTGTTATTCTTGAAAACCAAGAAAGAGCTCTTCAAGAGCAAAACTTGCAAGAAGCAGCACCTTTAAATGCTACTGGAACAGGCATATCTAACTGGGATCCGATTTTAATCTCCCTAGTAAGACGTGCTATGCCAAATCTCGTTGCATACGACATTTGCGGAGTTCAACCAATGACTGGCCCAACAGGATTAATCTTTGCTATGAAAGCAAGATATAACGATTATCCTTCAGGAAACAGATTAGCTAAATCAGAAGCAATGGGAATTGACGAAGTTAGAACTGGATACTCTTCAGCTGCTAACCCAACTGCTGCTGGTGTCGGAACTAACGACATCTCAGACCCATTCGATACTTCTTCACCTTCATACGAATCAACAACTGGTTCAGGTATGTCTACAGCTTCAGCTGAAGCTTTAGGTGATGTTGAAGCATCTAACGGTTTTGCACAAATGGGTTTCTCAATTGAGAAAGCCACTGTTACTGCCAAGTCAAGAGCATTAAAAGCAGAATACACACTAGAATTAGCACAAGACCTTAAAGCAATCCACGGTCTTGACGCAGAATCAGAACTTGCAAATATTCTTTCATCAGAAATTCTTGCAGAGATTAACCGTGAAGTTGTCAGAAATGTCAACATCCAAGCTAAAGTAGGTGCGGAAGCAACTGCTGTTGCTGGAACATTCAACTTAGATGTTGATGCAAACGGAAGATGGTCTGTTGAGAAATTCAAAGGATTATTGTTCCAAATCGAAAGAGAGTCAAACAAAATTGCTAAAGAAACAAGAAGAGGAAAAGGTAACTTTATCTTATGTTCTTCAGATGTTGCTTCAGCACTTTCAATGGCAGGTGTATTAGATTACGCTCCTGCTCTTTCAACTAACCTAAACGTAGACGACACTGGCAATACATTTGCTGGTATTCTAAACGGAAGAGTTAAAGTATATGTCGACCCTTATGCAGGTGTTGATTACTTAACTGTAGGTTATAGAGGTTCAAACCCTTACGATGCTGGTATGTTCTATTGCCCATACGTTCCATTACAAATGGTTCGTGCAGTTGGAGAAAATACTTTCCAACCGAAAATCGGCTTTAAAACAAGATACGGAATGGTTTCAAATCCATTTGTAGGTGCTACACCTGCAGACGGAATGGCATCAGCCGGTACTAACCAGTACTATAGAAAGTTTGTTGTTTCAAACATTCTGTAAGAATCTTACGATTAATCTCTTCGGAGATACTAAAAACCCCTCATTCGAGGGGTTTTTTTTGTCAAGTTTTTACTACACTAAATACTAGTGTAAGAATAAATCTTACGACATACTTTGCTGATTACCAAACTAGAATGGCAGCACTATAAATAGTATAAGAGAGAGAAAAAATAATGTATGATAAACAAATCAAAGTGAAAGAAGGTCCATGGGAGAAATCAGTTTTTCCTAATGGAGTCGAAACAACAAATGTATTGAGTCGCAAGACCATTACAACATTCATAAAAGATGGATATCTTTGTGAAGAAACAACAACAAGAGATTATAGAGGAGAGGACTACCACGACACTTCCTCTATCAAAAGGATAACTAGAATAAATGGTTGATATAAATAAATCACTCCTTAACAAGAATAACTTTCGTCTTCTAATAGACAAAGTTCCAACTGTAGAGTACTATGTGCAGTCTGTTAATATACCAGGTCTGCAGTTTACGGAAGTTAACCAACCATTTGGTATTGGAGTTGATGCATTTTTCCCAGGAGACAAGGTAACCTTTGATACACTTTCTGTTACCTTTTTAGTAGATGAGGACTTAGAGAACTTCAAAGAGATGTATGATTGGATGCAAGCAATTGTTCCAGTTAGTAATAGTGCAGATTTCAAATCATTTGTTGCATCTACTACAGTTTCTAGTGGCGAACTAGCTAAGATTAATAATGATTTAAATCAATACTCACAAATAACATTGATTACTAACACTAATAAGAATATACCTAATAAGTACTTTAGGTTCTATGACTGTTTCCCTATATCACTTGGTGGACTAGAACTTCAATCGGGTGCAGATGCTGAGACAGTTACTTGTACTGTAGGGTTTCGTTTTACATATTACGATATAAAAACAACTAGTTAGAACTCTATAAATATGTTATACTAGTAGTATATACTAGTAGGTGAATCGTTATGAATTTAGAACAAATCAAAGAACAATGGAACAATGACTGTGAGATAGATGATATCGAACTGGACAAAGCTTCATTAGTCGTTCCAAAACTACATGCAAAATACCAAGACTTACTAACCAGTAAGATTCTTCTATCCAAGCAGTACGAATTCAAATACAACGAACTACTTAGAGACAAGTGGTTGTGGTATAATGGTAAAATGGATGAGGATAGACGAAAGGAATTGGGTTGGAGTGAAGACCCCCTAAACGGAGTAAGTGTAATGAAAGCAGATATGCACTACTTCTTTAATGCAGATAAAGAATTGTCTGAAATGAAAGCAAGACAAGAACTATTAAAAGTAACAATAGACTATCTCAAAGAGTGTATGACTAACATCACTTGGAGACACCAAACAATCCGTAATACGATTGATTGGAGAAAATTTATGAGTGGACAATAATATGATATTACAAAACTACCTATGGACTGCACAAAGTTTCTTTACACCCGAAGAGGTTGCAAGAATTCATAAAGCTGCAGATAAACTACCTTTAAAAAATGCTATGGTTGGACAAAAAAACCAAGATGTAGATGCTGACACTGGTACTCGTACAGAGGGTAATGTAGACAATGAGATACGACAAGGTGTTAATAAGTGGTTTATCAATGAAGAAGGACACATGCCTGAAGATATCGTAGAGAAAATAAGAGTTGCATTAAACATTGCATGTGATGAATGTGAATGGCATCACACAATAGAATACCAAGAAAACCCACAATACACTATCTATGAAGCACAACCTGAAAAAAAGAAGGGTGATTTCTACACATGGCATACAGATGCAGGGCCACTGAAATATGATAATGGGATGCATAGAAAACTATCTATGACTATTCAGTTGTCCGACTCAGATGATTACGAGGGTGGACATTTCCAGTGGTTAGAACCTCAGAGAAAATTTGATAGATTAACAGACGACCTAAAAATAGACCTTACCGATTCAGTTAGAACTATACCCCATTCTGCAAAACAAATAGGCAGTGTTGTGGTCTTCCCATCCTTTGTATATCATCAAGTAACACCTGTTACTAAGGGTACAAGAAAATCACTAGTAGTGTGGTTTGTCGGAAAACCTTATGTCTAAACCCACCGTCACCGTCTCTAAAGTAGATGAGTGTTTCCTAACAGTTAATTGTGATGATGGTCTTGCAAGAGACCTATACGATTTCTTTTCATTTAAAGTTCCGAACGCAAAGTTCATGCCGTCATATAAAAACAAATGGTGGGATGGTAAGGTGTATCTATTTTCTATAAAGACTAGAAAGATTTACATAGGATTACTTCCATACATTGATGAGTTCTGTAGAGAACGTGGATATGAGTTTGAGGGTGTTCGAGATGTACTTGGTAGTAAGAATACAGATAGATTGGGTGAAGAACAACAGCAGTGGTTAGAAGATTTGGGTCTACCATTTCAACCTCGTGATTATCAAATAGAGGCCTTTAATACTGTAATACAGTACGGCAGACAGTTGTTATTATCACCCACTGCAAGTGGTAAGTCTCTCATCATTTACCTCTTAGCAAGGTACTATGATACCAAGACAGTCATTATTGTACCTACTACCTCACTGGTCGAACAGATGACTAAGGATTTTCAAGACTACGGTTATAAAGAACGAATCTGTAAAATTTATCACGGTCAAGAAGTATTCGATGCGCCTATAACTGTTACTACATGGCAATCATTCGCAAAAGCTCCCAAGGAGGTGTTAGAGTCTTTTGATGTTGTTGTTGGTGACGAGGCGCATTTGTTCAAAGCAAATGTTTTGAAAGGTATTCTAGAGAAGATGAAGAAAACTGCAGTCCGTATAGGTTGCACAGGAACATTAGACGGAACAGAGGTACATAGACTTCAACTCGAAGGACTGTTCGGACCTGTTAAAAAGGTTATTAGTACTGCACAACTTATAGAAGACGGTACGATTGCAAACCTAAACATTGATGTACTTGTATTGAAACATCAGAAAAGAAAGTTTGAGAACTACCAAGAAGAGATGGATTACCTCGTAGGAAATGATAGTAGGAATGAATTCATTTGCAATCTTGTCTATAGTCTAAAGGGAAACAGTCTTGTACTATTCCAGTATGTTGAAAAACATGGTGCCTTATTACATACTAAAATGTTCAAAAGACTCGGAGATAAGTTACACTATGTGTATGGTGGTACAGATGTAACGGATAGGGAAGAGGTGAGAACCCTTGTAGAGAAAGCTAGTGACAATGTTATACTTGCATCATATGGAACATTCTCTACTGGTGTCAATATCAAGAAGATTGACAATGTCGTCTTTGCATCCCCATCAAAATCAAGAATCAGAAACCTACAGTCAATTGGTAGAGGTCTTCGTAAGACTGAAGACAAGACAGAAATGAGACTGTTCGATATTGCAGATGATATCGGTGGTAACAACTATACATTAAGTCACTTAAAAGAACGCATAAATATCTATAACGAGGAAGGATTCCTATATGATATCAAACAGTTCAATTTAAAGTGAAATACGAAGTAGTCAGATTAAACAACGGAGACGAATTTGTGGGTATGGTTAAAGATGTGGAAGACACTTTGGAAATCACATTACCAATGACTTGTCATCTATCTAAAGTATCTCAAACGGAAACTCTTGCAACATTCATTCCATATTCCCCACTAAGTTCAGATTCAATCCTTTACCTAGATATGAAGAATGTTCTACATAGGAGTGAGATGAATGCACAGTTCATTCCCTTTTATGATGAAGCAAGTGTAAAGTGGTTGACTATGGTAGAAGAGGGCAACATACCTTTATCCAATAAGACTGTAACTATCAATAACAAAGATTATTTAAAAAAAACATTAGATAGCATATTAAAAAATTCTCAACAAGGTTCAGAACCCCTTTATGAAGTTACTGCTGAAGATATACGATTGTTTGAAGAAGCAGTTAGAGAAGATGAGTTTATGAATTCTTTCATATTACCAGAAGACCCAAAGAAAATACATTAGGTTTATAGTTTGTCTAAATAAGTGCGTATAATACAGGGTTATATCTGTTTATACAATTTGTTTATATTTTAATTTACGGAAAAACCATGACCACAGCAATAACTGCAAAGAGCATGGTGCGAAAAGCTAGGACAAACACAGATAGAATTAGTGACAGTCTCGAATTTCTAGTGCTGATGACTCTTCCATTCTTTTTACCTTTCATGATAGTTTACCTAGCTACATTATAATGTCAGATAGAAGAAAAAATAAACTTAAGAACCAAATGGAGACCTTGTGTCTCTGTTTGATTTTTGCATTTTCAATTTGGGGGTTACTACCAGCATGACACCTGAAAACGAAAGAACCGCTTTACAAATTGTAAACTTATCTCCTGGTGAGGATTCTTTAGAGAAACTTACAGAAATGCATCCTATGAGACAGATAGTTTGGGCTACCATAGTGCAAGTCTCTGTTTTGGGGTTTATGATGGGTTCTTTTGCCGTTATAAATATGGTTTTACCATGAAAGATATTTGGTTTTTAGTCAGTGCCTTAGGAATACAGTCGATTATTATAGTTTGTCTATTCTTATACAACCCTAAATAAAGTAGAAGGTCCCTAATCCAATAGGTATCTAACCGGCAACATAGTTATCTTATCATACTTTCCTTCCTTGTATAGTGGTTTTACAAAAAAAGATTAATTTAATTAATACTTAAAAACCACTTGTAGGTAAAGTCTTTTATCTGTATAATAGAGACATGACAACGAAAACACCAAAAAAAGATCCTAAATTAGCAGTTCATTATGTCAACAACAAAGAGTTCACGGCTGCGGTTGCTGAATATGTTGCTGAAATCAAACAAGCAAAACGAGACAAAGTTGAAAAACCAAGGATGTCGGAGTACATAGGAGAGTGTATCTATAAGATTTCTACTCGTCTATCAACAAGACCAAATTTCATTAACTACACTTATAGAGATGAAATGATTTGTGATGCAATCGAGAACTGCATACAATATCTAGGAAACTTTAACACAAAAAAGTCAGACAATGCATTCGCATATGTTACTCAGATTTGTTATTATGCCTTCTTAAGAAGAATTCAGAAGGAAAAGAAACAAGTCTTTATTAAACAAAAACAGATTATGGAATCGTCCATTACTATGAATTCATTCGAAACCATAGATGGTGCATACGACCCTACTCTATCTAATACAAATGTTGAGTGGTTACAGGACAACATGAATCCTGTTAATTACGAACCAAGAAAAACTAAAAGGACATCTTCTAGGAAAGGTAAAGCACTCGATGAGTTTGAAACGCCAGACGAAGATAAGATAGAGGAGTAGTTAATGCTGATTGCATTATTAAACGACACCCACGCAGGTGTTAGGTCAGATATGGTTGAAATGGCAAAGTACCAAGGTCGTTTCTATGAAGAGGTATTCTTCCCATATCTAGATGAACATAACATCAAAAACATCATTCACTTGGGTGATTACTTTGATAGAAGAAAGTATGTAAACTTCTCTTCACTATACGAAAACAGAAAACACTTTATTGAACCTCTAGTAGAGAGAGGCATTCATATGGATTTGATTCTTGGTAATCATGACACTTACTATAAGAACACAAATGATGTGAACTCTCCCGAACTACTTTTATTTAACGAGAGTAACATCACTGTTATACAAGAACCTATCACTAAAGAGTATGATGGAACTAATATTGCACTTGTTCCGTGGATTAATCCCGAAAACTATGCAGACTCAGTAGACTTCCTTCTGAATGCACCAGCAACACATTGTTTTGGTCATTTTGAAATAGAAGGTGCATTGATGCAGCCTGGATTCAATTGTCCACATGGATTAGACCACACTTACTTAAAGAGATTTGAACAAGTACTCAGTGGTCACTTCCATCATAAATCAGAAGTTGGTAATGTTAGATACCTAGGTTCTCAGATGCAGTTCACTTGGTCAGACTATGGAGATAACAAATACTTCCACATCTTTGATACAGAAACTTTAGAGATAACACCTGTACTAAATCCCCTTACAATGTTCGAGAAAGTCTTCTATGACGACACTAAGTTTGAAAAGTTTGAGGACATTGCAAAAATGGATTTCTCCAATATTGCTGGAAAGTTTGTTAAACTTATTGTTGTCAACAAAGATAATCCATATTGGTTTGATGCCTTTATAGATAAAGTCCATAAAGAAAACCCATTACATCTACAAGTAGTTGATGATAACAAGCACATGGATTTCTTTAACGATGATGATATAGAAGATATAGAAGACACCATTACAATCCTTGGAAAATATATCGATGGATTAGAAATACAAGGTGCAAAAAAACCACTTAACGATTTAATGAATTCATTATATAATGAAGCATTAGACGAACATAATTATCTATGATAATATTTAAAACAGTAAAATGGAAGAATCTACTTTCATCGGGCAATAACTTTACAGAGTTGAAGTTAGATGAACATGCCACAACTTTGATTCTAGGTGAGAATGGTTCAGGTAAGTCCACACTATTAGATGCAATGTGTTTTGGATTGTATGGTCGTGGATTCAGAAACCTTAAGAAAGAACTTCTTGTTAACAGTGTTAATCAAAGCGGCCTTTTGGTGGAAATTAATTTCTCAATAGGTAAGAGAGAATACAAAGTTATTCGTGGTGTAAAACCAAACAAGTTTGAGATTTATGTAGACAATGTTTTTGTCAATCAGGATGCAACAGTCAGAGATTACCAAGAACATTTAGAGAAGAACATTCTTAAAATGTCTCATCGTTCATTTACACAAGTTGCAATTTTAGGGTCAGCAAACTTTGTCCCATTTATGCAGTTGAAAGCAAAAGATAGAAGAAACCTCGTAGAGGACTTACTAGACATTAGTATCTTTTCAACCATGATGGACTTATTAAGAAAAAGACAGAGTAGTCATACCATCGAGGTTCGTGAAACTGTACATGAAATAAATATCATGGAAGAAAGAATCAGTGGGTTAACATCTCAGTTGAATGCTCTGCATGAGAATAGAGAACAGAAGATTGGTAAGTTTGAAACTACCATAAAGGAAACTGATGATAATATAGAAGTTTTATTAAGTAAGGTTGATGCAAAGAACAAACTAATTAAAGAGAAGACTTCTTCTATATCTGATAGAGACCCACAAGAAGATAGATTAAAACAAGCAAAAAATCTGTTCAGTAAGTTAGAAGATAAAAAACACCTTGTTATCAAAGAAATTGATTTTTACCAAGATAACGATAATTGTCCAACATGTAAACAGGATTTAGATGAAGAACACAAAAAAACTCACCTTGCGGAGAAACAGAAGAAGGCGATTGAATTGGCAGACGCGCTTGACCAAATCAACGGAACAATTCAAGATTCCACCAATAGAATGGAAGAAATTGGAAGAGTACAAGAAGGAATAACATCCTTACAGTCACAAATATCGGTACTCCAAACAGAAATCATTTCTAATCAGAAGTACATTAGTAAACTCAATCATGAGATTAAGGACCTGAAAACTGAAACTTCTTATACAAATACTGCACAGAATCAAATTGATGCCAATGAAGAGTCTTTAGAGATTCTACACAAGAAAAAGGAATCTCTTGTTGAACAAGGTCATTATTATGATATTGCAAATACACTTCTCAGAGACCAAGGAGTCAAACAGAAGATTATCAAACAGTATGTACCAATCATGAACAACATGATTAACAAGTACCTTGCAGCCCTAGAGTTCTTTGTTGGTTTTGAATTGGATGAGTCGTTTGAAGAGACTATTAAGTCACGATTCAGAGATGTATTCAAGTATGATAATTTCTCTCAAGGTGAGAAAATGAGAATTGACCTTGCACTTCTATTCACTTGGAGAACTATTGCAAGAATGAAAAACAGTGTAAACACCAATCTATTAATTTTAGACGAAGTATTTGATTCATCACTTGATGTTGCTGGAACAGACGATTTCCTTAAACTACTGAACACACTTACAGAGAAAACAAACACATTCATTATCAGTCACAAGGGTGAAGCATTATACGATAAGTTCAATAATGTTATCAGAATGGAGAAACATAAGAACTTCTCTAGAATTGCAGAGCAATAATAGATAAATAGTAGTATGAAATCATTTAACGAAGTCGTAAACAACGAGATAGACTTGACCATCAAAATTGGTAATAGAGTCCATAACATCACTGAAAATGTCAATGTTGAATTGAATCTTGTTGAGGGGTCTATCGGACTGGATGATTTCTTCAAGAGAAAAAACAGAACAACATTCATCGACAGAGTAGAGAGTGGTGAACTGGTGTCCATGACTGGAGAGAAAATCTTCATTAAGGACAAATCTGTTTGGACACAACTTAAGAGTGACCTTCTTGCAGCTAAAGATGAGGACGATATTCTACACTTTGGAAAATCGGGAGGCCTCATCAAGAAAGCATTAGGTGTTACCGCAGGTAGCATTGATAAGATTGCAAATGGTATGTCAACTCATACTGGTAAAAACCCATCAGGTGAAGACTGGGAAGCTGTTATTGCATGTGCAGTTAATAGAATCAAAGGACACAAGGATTGGATGACTGGCCCCGAATGGGCAAGAGCCCAAAAGTTTTGGGGTGATTGGGAAGACCAAGCAATGTTATTAGGACATGATTTCATTAAGATACTCAGAGTCAACAAACTAACACAATTGGGTGCATCAACACTACCGATTAGTCAAGAGTGGATGGATGCAGGTGCAACAAACAAGACACCTAAAACAGATTTAATAGACAATGGTAATACTAATATTTCACTCAAGAAAGCAGGTGGTTCACAATTATTGTCTGCAGGTAAGAATGAAACCATTGCAACAGTTCAAGCTGCAATGGGTATGTTTACAGAGAGTCCAAGTGGACAGAAGGTTGTAAACTCACTTCTAACTGATATTGAATCGAAGATGATTACATTACAAGAGAAGGGAACTATCGACTATCTTAATAAGCTTGCAGCCCAAGACCCCAAAACACTATCTAAGAAAGACTTAGATAGTATTGCAGAGATGGAACAGGGTCAAATAAATGCAAAATATCTTACAGATAAACTCCAAGATATGTTTAATAATTCTTCCGATATGAAGAAGTTCTTTTGTTGGGAAGCTGCAACAGGTTCGGTCAAGTTCAAAGATAGTCCTGATGCAATTGCAGATGTTATAGCAACCTTTAAGGAATCGGGTACACTTGAGAGTACACTAACACTAGACTCACCAAACAAAGCAGGTTCGGCACTTGCTGCAGGAAATGATTTCTATGTCTCATTTAAGACTGGTGGTGGGAAATCTAAACCATATCTTGCACTAAGAAGTAAGAAAATATCTTTAAAAAACTCCTATGCAGATGATACCTTCCGTAGTATAATAATGGAAGAAATGAGTAAGGAAGGTTTACTCACAGAAGAAATGGTACAACTCGATGAGTTTGCTATACTAAAAAGTCTTGGAAATAAAATCAAAGCACAAGCTAATAAAGTTTTAGATGCAATTGTTGGAAGACTTAAGGGTGCCTTTAAATGGATTAAGGAACAGGGTGCAAAGATGTGGAGTGCAATACTCAACTTCTTCGACCTTAAAATCCAAAGTGTAAGTATTAGTAGTGGTGGAAGATTCCCCCTATAACAGGAAATAAATTATGTATGAATTGGTAGAAGAAGCGAGTAAAGTATTAAGAACACCACCATTGGTGTTTGATTTTGAGAACCCGACACACGACCCAAAAGAAGTTGAACAGAAATTGTCTGATGCAATGGATAAATTTGGTGGTATTGGACTTAGTGCAAATCAAGTTGGATTAGATGTTAGATGTTTTGTTATGAAAACTGCAGATGCAGGAAACAAAGCATTCTTCAATCCCGAACTTATAAGAGTCTCACAGGACACAAATTTAATGAAAGAGGGTTGTCTTTCTTTCCCCGATATATACTTAATGATAATGAGGTCATCTCAAGTTGAGATGAAATACTTTGATTCAGATGGTGTAGAACATAACCTAATACTAGAAGGACTTGGAGCAAGATGTGCTCAACACGAAATAGACCACTTAAATGGTATCGTGTTTTTACAAAGAGCCTCTAGGTTGAAACTTGAAAGGGCATTAAAATCTCGTCCAAAAGAAAGAGCAAGAAGAATAGAATATGAAAAACGACAAGCAATTGCAAAATACATTCAGCAAATATCCGCTAATAAGGAAGCCGAATCTAATATCAGTGAAAGAATCGAAAGCACTGATACACTACCACAAGACTCACAAGCACAAGCGTAGTATTGGTGACGGTACTGATTACCGTGCCATCGACTTAGTACACATTCAAACTCAATGGGTTAGAGATATCTTTAATCGAATTGCTTATGATTGTGTCGGTGAGATTAGAAAGACCACAGACCAAGTTGTATACCCCGAAATGACTGGTCTTAATGAGTGGGAAATTGGTGGGTTTCAAACCCCACACTTAGATACCTATTCCATTCAAGAAATAAAACACCAAATGGAGGAAGAGACTCCTAGTCGTGAATGGACACTGATTTTACACTTAAACGATGACTTCAATGGTGGAGAGACCTTCTTCCCTACAGAGGGGTATACAAACTCCCCTACAGCGTGTGAGGGAATTCTTTTCCAAGGGATATACCTTGAACATGGGGTGAACCCTGTTAGAAGAAATTCTAGACACACCATATCAATGTGGTTCTCAACAAATCCTGAAAGAATGCTTACAGACCAAAGGACTAACAACCTTGATGAAGACCATTTTGATTTGCGTAAACAAGATTCCCCAATGCCCACCTAGACTTGACAACGACCCCACAAAAATGATAGTAAAAATGAAATCCTGAAAGGGATTTTTTTTTGTCTGAGAGAAAATAAATTTGACAACGGGTCCACTTTTTTGTTATACTATGTGCATAGTGAAAAAAGAGATATCATAATGGAACTAACTTACTTAAAAGAGATTACAAAATGGGAAGATAATATTCCCAATCACACTTACATAGTTAATAAGAAAATGGAACTTGTAGGATATATCAAGACTGGAACTAAAGATGAGATAATCTTCAAGTCTCCAATGAAACAGTTCACAAAATCGTGGAGACAATTCGTAACGCTCAAAAAATAAATTTGACAACGGGTCGCACTTTTTGTTATTATGGACTCTGAATCGGGAAATACTTAAATTATGACAAATCAAATCAGAAATCAAAAAGACCAACTTGCCAAACTAATGGCAACGGAAGACTTAACCATCGTACATAAGAAGGTGCCTACTGCATACTTCGATATGAAGAATAGAATACTATGTTGTCCTATTCTTAAAGACGATATCTCAAACGAGTTATATGACTTGTTCATGGGTCATGAAGTTGGTCATGCATTACACACTCCATATGAAGGTGTGCATAGTGCATTAACAAAAAACAAAACACTTAAAGGATATCTTAATGTTGTCGAAGACGTTAGGATTGAAAGAAAAATCAGAGAGAAATATCAAGGTCTTAGAAAATCATTCTACACTGCTTACAACGAGTTGATGGAAATTGACTTCTTTGGAATTGCAAAGATGGACTTACAGGAACTTTCATTGATTGACAAAATCAATCTTATCACTAAGGTTGGTTCAAGAGTTGCAATCAAGTTAACTCCAGCTGAACAAGAATTTCTTGACATGGCAAATGCATGTGAGACTTGGGATGAGGTTGTAGAATGTGCAACTGCAATCTATGAGTGGTCTAAAGAGAATGAAACAAGAACTGAAGATGACGAAAAATTAGTTCCTCAGACACTTGACTTTGGTGACGAAGAAGAAGACGAAGACTATGGTGACGAAGACGGTGAAGAAGACAGTAACGGATGGGAAGACTCAGACGAAGACAACCTTCCCGACTTAGAAGAGAACGAAGGTGATACTGATGGTCAAGGTGAAGAACAAGACATCGAAGAAGAGTCAGAGAAACAAATAAAGACTACTGGTAAAGATGGTGGTGAAGGTGAGACTTCAGACTATGATGATGAAGACGGAGCAAGAGAGTCAATCACTGAACACTCAGCTCATAACAATGAAGAACAATTCATTTCAGAAGAAAATGTCATAGTGTCATTGATTGATTTAAAATCAAAATTTGATAAGAATAATAACTACTCAGATATGGTAGTTGGTTACAAAACAATTATCCAAGACTGGGAAAAAGACCTTTGGAATAAAGAGGATGAGCCATCTGACAGATATTCAAGTTACAATAAGGAAAGAACTGCAAAAATGTCTCTAAGAGCAAAAAGAACTGCAAAGAACTTGACTGATAAAAACTCTAAACTTGTCAACCACATGGCAAAAGAATTTGAGATGAAGCAAACTGCAATGCAGGCTTCCAAGGCAATGACTGGTAAAACTGGTAAGTTAGATATGAATAGACTTGCAAAGTATCAGATTGTCGATGATGTATTCAAAAAGGTTACAATGATTCCC